AGTAAACTGCCGCGTCTGCTGTAACTTTTGCTAACATGCCGTCGTAGGTTGTAGGACTTGGTAAACCGGCAAAGTTGTTATACAAGAAAGTTATTTTATTGCTTCCAGTTGCTGTACTTGGATATGAATTTAATACTCCGTTTTGGACAACGCTGAGTACTGATCCGTCTCCTAATGCTGTATATAACTCGTTAAAGTTATTATTTAATTTTGTAGCGCCTGCTCTAAGGTTATCACCTTGTCCATCATTTGGTAGAACACCTACATTTACTATTTGTTTTGCCATTTTTTGCTCCTACTCCTACGTTTGATCAAATGTAATGTTGTTGTTGTCCATTGTAAGGTTTGTGTTATCCCATTCCTTATCACTGTCAACGATTACAGTGTTGTCGCCTGCATATTCAACGGCACCATCTGCTAATCCTTGGTTAATTCTTACAACAAGTTCGCCGTCATCATTTACATAATAAAATAAATTTGCATCGTCCCAACGAAATTGTTCATAATTTAAATTCTTGTACGTCAAGTTATGTGCTGAATCTCTTCCTTCAAAGAACTCTGCACCTTCATCAAAGTCTGGAAAGTTATCAACTACGTCACCTTCCTTGTTAATTTGAATAGTGTCTGTCAAACTTAATTGATCTAACTTACCTAAAAACAATTCTCCAGAGTCAGTTCTACGTAATCCGTAAAAGTATCTTTCTCCAAGATTGTCTTCAATGGTTTGTGTAATTGACTGACCTTCATAAAAAACTGACATACTACACTATCTCCACGTAACTCATAACTGCATCTAAACTTCCGTCAATGTCTGATTGAATAGACAGTTCATTCTCTGATGCAAGAATAATTTTTTCACCACCGTTCAATACTTTTAAAGTTGCGTTCGGTGGAATCAAAACATTTTTTAAGTAAAATGCTTCAATTGATGTATCGTCTGCAATTAAAACGCTGGTACTTACAACGGATTCAGTTAAGTTGGCTAACGAAAGGCCAACGATCGTTGCTGTTGTACTTGGACCAGCCTTGTAAACAGGAACTTTCACTGTTCCAATTTCTTTAATTGCTTTTGTTCTAAAAAATGTTGCCATCTTATTTCCTTATTATCCTATTACCACTGCCATTTTAATAGCAATTTCTTCTGCATCTTGTGCGGACACAGCACCTGAACTACCTGCAACTGAAACCCACTGACCTGCTTGATCGTAAATCTCAACCCTGTCATCCTGTGTATTAAAACGCATCATTCCTGTTTCTGGTGTTGGATGTCTATTTGACAAAGTACCAGTTGGAATAACAAATCCGCCAGTTCCTTCAATCTTGAAGTAACCAGTACCAGTTTGAGCAAGAGTAGTAATTGCGCCTGCTACAGTATTAGTTATCGAATTTTGATTGAATCCAAAATTTTCTACAACAACTTTACCAGTTCCGTTCGCCAAAAGGTTCAAATCAGCGTTTGTAGTAATGGTTCTTACTGTATTTCCTTCGATTTCAATGTCATCGACTAATATTTTATTTACATTAAACCTTGTTGCGTTTGCATCAGCAATCTGTGTTCCACCTGCGTAAAAACGTATAGTATCATCGTCTGCACCCGGTGTTGCTTCTGCTGTAATATATGTATCTTGGTCAACATCACGCACACCATTTAATGTGATCCACTGTCCATCATAACCTTCAAACACATCTGTGTCTGTGTTATAACGTATCATACCATTTACGCCTGTACCTGGACGTTGTGCTGTTGTACCTTTTGGTATTGTTAATGAACCTGTTGAATTAATCTCAACTGTTTCACTGCCTGGATCAAGAACAATGTCTCCTGGTGCTGAAATAATGTTTGCTTTGAAACTTAAATCATCAACAACAATACTTCCTGTTCCACTTGCACGTAATTCTAAGTCTTGGTTTGTGTTAGTTGTTTGAATAACATTAGTATTAATGTTAATATCATCAATCTGTGCCTCACCTGTGTAAACTTTTTTCCATTCATGTGTTGAAATACCTAAGTCAAATGTTCCGTCTTGGCTTGGTACAAGGTTACTTGCAATACCTGCAACAATTTGTATGCTATCACTTGCTTCATCACCAATGGTAATGTTACCACCTATTGTAACATCTCCTGTTACATCTAAGTTTCCTGTTATGTTTACATTGTCTGCAAAGTTAATAATACCGTCAGCACTGTCAATGTTCAAGTTTCCACTTAAACTTTCTACAGTGTTGCCACTTAATCTTGTGTTACCTGTTTGAATCTTGTCGCCGTCAATAATAGTTGTACTTGTGCCAGTGCTAAATCTAACACTTTGTAAAGTATCAACGTTAAAGTTTGCGTTAGTAAATGTAACAGTGCCAGATGCTTGATCAACATGGAATACATCACCAACTCTAAAGTCACCTTTATGGTCAACTGAACTAAAGTAAATGTTTGCGTCATTTAATTTTGTAACTTCTTGACTTTGTACAACTGTTGTTGAATCATTATCAACTGCTTTACCGTTACCAATGTATGCAAGGTTCTGAGAAATAAGGTACATAACAACGCCGTTACCGTCGCCGTATATTCCATAGTTACCATAAACACATGCACTACCAATTGATCTAATCTCACAACCAAAGTCTGAGAAGTCAACCAGTTCCATTCCAGTTGCATAAGCACCGCCACCAAAGCCGATTGTCTGATCTAAAATAGTTTCGTCAGTAAGTGTTGTTGAAGTATCTGTACCGTTAAATCTTAATAATAATTTTGTGTTGTTATCATTTGAAACTTCGTTCAATGGTGGTGTGTATGAACCTGCTGTGTATCTTGCATTGTCTGAAATTCTAAAATCATCTACATAACCGTTGAAAGCATTTGAAGCATCATACACTGCACCAATAATAAACGGCTTACTTGTTCCAAGTGTGCTACTAAATGCATTATCACTATCAACTCTTGCACCGTTAACATATAAATTAATTGTATTACTTGAACGTGATACTGCAATATGTGTCCATGTTGTTGCTGATAACGTTCCGCCGGATAATATCTCTGCACCATTGTAATAAACTTTTACTGTACCACCTACGTGATATATGTATAAGCCTGTGTCAGTTGCTGTACCGGCTCTCATATCAACTAATGACTGTGTACCTGTTACGTTGTTTCCGTAGAACCAACCTTCAATAGTAAAGTTTGCTGTTCCTAAACCAAAGTCTGGATCATTTGCAATGCTGATATAGTCGCCGGTGCCGTCAAGTTGTAAACTACCAGTGCCGAATTTTTTAATTGTTGTATCTACTTGTGCTTGTCCTGAAACAACTACTGTCTTTCCACCACGTTCAAATTTGGTTTCAAGTCCTGCCGCGTTACCGTTCAAGTAAATGTAGTTTCCATCTACTTCATTTACTGTTGCACTAATTACAGTTCCGCCTGCTTGTGTGTATTGAAACACTTCAGACGCTGTTGGTGTTCCAACAAGTCCGCTTAATTTAACTTTAGTACGTCCTGTACCTTTTAATCCTGTAGTACCATTAACACCTTGTATCGCTTTGTCGGCAAAATATACAAAAGAGTTTAGCCATTCAATTCTTGCACCATTGGTTGCGTATAATCCAACTGCTCCAGGAACAATAAATGTTACTGCATGGAATAACATACTTGCTTCTTTTGATCCTGTTACTGCTACAGAGCCATCTAAGTATGCACCACGTCCTGCATCTCCTTGATCAAAGCCTCTTGGATCACTTGCACTTGTTACACTACCTTTTGTTATTACAGTTACGTTTTTAACATAAGGTGATCTTGAAGTAACATTAAAGTTACTTGCAAATCTAAAAGCATATCCATTGTCATTAATGCTATCGTAGTAAAAATCTTTGATTGACAAGTTCATAACACTTGTTTCACCTTGCAATACAAAACAATCATTGTTGTTTGTTCCTGCTGTAGGTGTAATGTTTACTGATCTAATACCTTCACCTAAGATTGCAACACCCGCTGGTACTGTTAAAGGAAATACTTCTTCATAATCACCTGGGTAAATGTGAATAGTGTCTCCTGCACTTGCAGAAGTTAATGCTTTTGTAATAGTTGTGTATGGTGCTTGTGGATGATTACCAGCATTTGTATCATTACCATTCTTAGCAACATAATAAATGTTGCCTGGAGTTGCTGTTAAGTCCAAGTCTGATAATGTAATACTGTTTGCAACAACTGTTGTTGCTGTTACATCATCAAAGTAACCATGATTCCACTTTTTAGTTGCGTCACCAATGGTGTATATGTTTGTTGCATCTGGTATTAGGTTACTGGCAATGTCTGCATTTATTGTAATACTATCTGTATCGTCATCACCAATAGTAATATCACCGTCTGCACTGATGTTACCAGTTGCATGTAAGTTACCAGTAACGTTTGTATTACCTACAAAGTTAATAGTACCTGTCCCGTTAGGACGAAATTCTAAGTTTTGGTTAGTTCCTAATGTGCGAATTACACTACCGTCTATTTCAATATCATCAATTTGTAATCTATCTTGGTAAATTACGCTGTTTGGTGTTGCAATATTGAACTGACTTGCTGTAGTAGAGATAGTATTAGTACCACCGTTGATTGTTATGTTACCAATCGGTAATGTAGTGTCTAAAATATCTAATGATTGTATTCTTGCTGAACCGTTTATATCGAGCTCGGCTGTAGGCGTTGATGTCTTAATTCCAATACGGCTATTATTAACATCTAAATAAAGTAGGTCTGTTTCAAACGCTAAATCCACTCCTTGACGAAGCAAATTTGCCTTTAAAAGCGGACCAGATATACGACCAACTGCCACCTTTTTCTCCTATAAACGGGGATCCTGTCCCTCTACCCTGTCAGACAAATACTTGCCTCTATCGCTGGATAACCACGGTTTGTCCTGCAAC